CTTCCTGGTTGGTATCGCCCACTGCCAGCCGCAGAGCGTCTCTGCTGCTGCCGGAAGGATTATTGGTATAGGTCCAGGTCATCTGCCCTCCAAAAAAGTAAGAGGGCCTCCTCAGATCACTGAGGAAGCAAATAGGCCCAGATCGGGGGCGACCTGCTTGGCATCGAAGGCCATCTCGGCCTCGACCCTGTCGGCTGACCTTTCCTCCATCCTGAACTTCTTGATCCGCCCGCCAAAGGCCGAGGCCCCGAAGAGGCCCTCCCAGGCGAAGAAGTAGCCTGCGCTGGGCTCATCAATGGAGGGAGCATTGGTGGCATAGCAGAGCAGAGCCTTGCCGCTGCCGGCAATCCTCGCCGGAGCGGAGGTCGCACCCTTGGCAGCCGTCTCGTAGATTCCTCTCGGCACGAGCACCTTCTCCACATCAAAGAGCGAGGCCAGGATATCAGGAGTGATTATGCCCCGCTGAGTGTACTGGATTCTGCCCAGGATGTCAGCGTTGTCCTTGAGCTCGACCACCACATCCGGCGTAAGGACCAGGACATTGGGAGTTAAGCCCGTGATCTCCTCGATGACATTCTTCCAGGTCTCCACATTCTTGACCGGCTTTGACCCGGAGACACTCCACTTTACGAACTGGTTGGTTGTCGGCCCGGAGGCGACGCCAGTATAGTCGTTGGTCCAGACACCGGATTTGATGTAACTATTAGCCCAAATGCGCTCCCGCTTGATCAACATCTTCTGCATGAGGATTTTGACGGCATCCCGATCCGGATTCATGGGCTTATCGGCGTTCTCTCTTGAGTCGTCGTCCACGTCCTTATGCAGAGCATATTTGGGAGCGAAGTAAGTGGGCGAGGTATCGATATCGTAATCCATGCCCGCGGATTCGGTGGCGGGAGCCCTCTCTGCTGCCTCGTCTCTGAGCAGATCTCCCTTGTCGTACACGACGTAGCGGTCGGACTGCTTCTTCACCGGCACCACCGGGAAGCACTCTGCGGCCACGAAGTTCTTTGCCTTCTGATACCAGGACACAGCTACATTGGTGAGCAGCCCGTTAACGTGTTGATCTCCTGCTGTTGGCATTTTATCATCACCTCCTTATCCTAAAGTCAGAAGCAGCACGCCTTCGCCTTCCACAAAGGCAGTCACGCTCGAAGCCTCAACGCTAATGGTATCCGTTGCTCCAAAGGTGTTGTTTGCAGTAATGGCAGTTCCAGCGATCACTGCGCCCAGAGGCGTACAGTTGGCCGAGGTGAGCGAGATTACGCCACCTGTCAGATTGACCGCATTGATCTCCAGGTTTAAGGACGCCAATTTGCTGGCCGTGACCACGGGATCGGTTACAACAAAGGCTGCCCTCACGATGCTTCCGGGAAATCCGGGCGTAAAATTGGTCAGAACGTCGCCATTGGCCACTTTTGCCAGCTTTATGGGGATAGTGAGAATAGACTTCTGAATAGCTCCCGAGGTGGCACGACTCACGATATAGACGGAATGGATCTCATTTGCCGATCCGGATTCTGCCGCAATTGCGACTACTGCATTGCTGCCTGTAGCCGGAACCAGCTTGCCAGCAGCGTCAGGAGTCAAGCTGTTGCCTGCTGTTACAGATGCTCCATAAATGGCCGGGCTCTTGCCCTCGCACATGACTTTTCCGACTCTGCCTGACGCCGGCTTGTCCTGCAATATGCCGAGCGCATTTTCACCGGCTCCGGAGAGGATGATCTGAGCAGAGGGGTTAAGCTTCACTGCATGGTACTGCTTGTCGGACAGATCGGCTCCGGCGAGCACATTGGTAGAGTAGGCATCTTCAATTGTCGGCATCTACCGGCCCCTCCTGGCTATGCGCTCCTGGCGCTCCTGCTCTGCTTTCTCGTACAGCTCCGGTTCCAGGTCCATGACCTTCTCCACGGCTTCCTCGAAGGTCAGATCTGCATCCTTGGCCACCATGGCCCTCGCCTTGGCGTAGATTTGCCCCTCGGCACTGGATTCCTTGGCTCCGGCCTTTCCAAACTCCTGGAAGAGTTCGGACTTCTCCAGTACAGCGTCTGCGGCTTTGAGCAGTTTGAAAATCTCTTCGAATTCCCTGGGATGGGACTCCCCAAGGGTCTTCATAATTGGGCCGAGCTTCAGAGGCTGCACCGGGAGATTTTGCAGCTCTTCAGCCTTGGCCACGTACTCCTTCAAAACCTGCTGATCCTTCAGCTCCTTGACGATCTGCCTGGCTTCCCTGGCCTCAGTTTTTGTTACGGCATTCTCCTCCAGGAGCTGCTTTACAACGGCCTGAGTCGCAGGATCCATCTTGGCGATGGCCTCTTTGGAGAGGCTTTCTGCAGGGCCTTCTGTCCCCTTTCCTTCGTTCTTGGGGTCGTTCTTCTCCACCACCGGCTCGGACTCCGGCAGTCCGCAAGCCTTGGCCAGGATCTTCAGGGCGTCCTCTGGCAGCTCGTCCCTGTAGGCCTTGAGCAGCTTTGCCGCTGCTTCCAGAACCCCGGCTGCCTCGCCCTCCAGCCTGGCCTCTTTCACGATCCTGGAGACCTCGCCCTCATCAGTCTCCAGTATCGATTTGAGAATGTCTTCTTTCAATTGTCTGTCCTCCTTCACAAGGAAGTACTTCTTCCGGTTCGCCCCACGCGGAACGAACGAGATGAAGTCTATTTCCACTTCACCCAAATCGAACTCTTGGGACACGCACACCGCGCCCCCCGATACAAAAGCGACTGATATTCTCCAGACTGAATCCTCTGCCAGATGTGGTCTGCAAAGACATTCACGCCGACAACCCACGAATTGGCCTTGATCTTCTCACCCTGGAAGGATCGTGGCCGCTCTCTCTGAATCCTGGACTCGACAGGTGCAGCATCGACCGCCCTCCAGTCGTGCTTGTTGTCGAACTTCCGGGAGCTGAGCATGTAGCTATGAGCCAATGGCTTCGAACGGTTTCGGCGCTCATCACGTCGCCCTGAGTATCTACGGTATCGGGCTTTAGCGATCACGCTGTAAACCAAGCGCCTTTCCACATCGGCCTTGAAAATCGAACAGCGTATCTCTTTTCCGACAATTCCCTTATTACATCCGGAATTATTTAACCTCTGTGCAGAGGGTGTCTGGCGGAGGAGTCACATCGAGGTGGCTGGCGACGTTATGCCTGGGTGGGTAGCTGTGGGGCGGAGAATCGAGAGCTTGAGGATGTGTGCCCAGAACTTTCGGACATCGCCTGTGGACGGGAGGCTCCATGCTAAGTACTTCCAGATGGCTACGGTTTCGGGCAGGTTCTAGCAGAATGCGTCTCGGAGCAGGCGGGTGGGGCTGTTCTACTCGCCGCCCATGGCACCGGATAGGGTCTAACACATGATTCAAAGACCGAAATCTACAATCGTCATCGGCTTTCTTGAGACCTGCCTCATCTTGCCCAAGCTCAACATCTACTGGTTGGATCTCATTTCTAGCGATCTCAACTTTAGCCAATACCCAGCTCTCGATGTCGGTTACAGTACTAAGTCGTTATGTCCCAGATTCGAACAGTCTCATCATCGACAGATACGGCCATCTTGCTGCCGTCAGTGCTAAATAATATTGAAGTTGGACTTGGATTCGATAAACGATCGCTTTTTTGGGGCAGCTTCTGGATCTCTGCTCCGGTAGTTACATCCCAAATTCGAACGGTATCGTTATAGTAAGTATTAGTTGCTAACTTGCTGCCGTCAGGGCTAAATGATGCGAGTCCGAGTCTCACCGAAGAGCTATGGTCCAACCTTTTTAGCTCAGTTCCGGTTGCTACGTCCCAGATTAGGGCTGTGCTGGAACATGCTGTGACTATTTTATTACCAACTTGTTGGAAGTCGACTGGTCCAACTGGTGCCTCATGATTCAATCTTTGTAACTCTGCACCGGTTGTTACATCCCAGATTCGTACATAAAATTTCATCGCAAAGGGATTTGACGTTGTTGTAGCCACTCTACTGCTATCTGGGCTAAATAATACCGATTCGCCTGCGTCTTTCATTTTTTGTATTTCAGTCCCGGTTGATACATCCCAGATTTGGACGGTGCCACCGTGGCAGACCGCTACTTTGCTACCATCAGGGCTGAAAACTACTGGTTTGACTTCATAATAAGCAATTGTTTCGGAAGTATATGGATTCAATTCCATTAATTCAGCTCCAGTTGCTACATCCCAAATTCGGACTCTGTAGTCATCGTTAGCCGTGGCAACTTTAGTGAAATCAGGACTGAAAGCTGCCGAAATCACCTCCTGGCCACAATTCATCCTCTGTAGTTCGGCTCCGGTTGCTACATCCCAGATTTGAATAGTTGTAGCACCAGCGGTGCCTATTTGTTTGCCGTCAGGGCTAAAAATTACTTTTGAAAACACGGATCTTATAACCGAGCGCATTTCATCTTCTAGGCTCATTCTCTGCAGTTCGGCGCCGGTTACTACATCCCAAATTCTGGCAATTCCACTATAATTATAATCCGAAAATCCATCTATCGTGGCAAGTTTCCCGCCATCTGGGCTGAAAGCCATCGATGAAACATCGACATTATGTTTAAATCTTTGTAACTCATGGGCCTCGGAGATGTGATCAATCTCCCTAAAGGCAGCCTTTACTTCCACTTCTATTGGCTCGAAGCTGCTCGGCTGCCCATTGGTGTTGGAATTCTTTTGGTCGTTCCAGTTGCCTGCGTTGTCGACCACGTGCACGCCGTACCAGTAATTGCCCGGAGCGGTAGGAGAATCCGTGAACGAGCCGGAGAGGGGGCCATTCTCGCCCGAGAGGGTATTTGGCGGCTTAATCTCCTGCCAATCGCTCGATTCATCCTTGCGCCATAGCTCCACTTGCTTGAGACCCGAGCCACTGCTATCTGATACGGTGTATTCGATGGCAAATGACTCTCCGAGGGTCAAGCTTTGAGGCGTTACCTGGAAGGCCTGAACTGTAGGTGGTGCGGAACCCACGACTTCCACCTCCACCGGTTCGAAGCTACTCGGCTGCCCATTGGTGTTGGAGTTCTTCTGGTCATTCCAGTTGCCGGCATTATCGACCACATGCACGCCATACCAGTAATTGCCCGGAGCGGTAGGAGTATCCGTGAACGAGCCCGGACGGGGGGCATTTTCGCCCGTGAGCGTATTTGTTTGTATTGGATTTTCGGGACTTTCGGGCCATTTGTCTTTCTCTTGTGTTCTCCATAGCTCTACCTGTTTTAGGCCGAGTTCCCCTTTATCTGAAACAACGTAGTTAAATTCAAAGGATTCACCAAGAGCCAGAGTAGCGGGAGATGCGATACTGAAATCCTCGACCTTGGGCAGGAATTCTGGAGATATCTTTTCTATTTCCTCTTTTATAGCAGAGAAATATAGCCTGGCGCCCTTTTCATTGGGATGAGCAACTGCTGCCACTTTGTTGATCCTGTCTTTATCTCCGTTCCCATCTCCAACTAATGACACTCGGCATTCATATAATGGATCATCTGTTCTCGTTTGTCCGGATTCTATCCTCCATAAAAATGAATCACCTGTGCCATAACAATTTTCAGGGTTGAATTCAAAGCCTGCAAAAGCAACACGCCTTGAACTTGTTTCTTGCACTGCTGCCGTTAAGCTTTTTGTGGACTCATCGTAAAATGCTTCTGATTTCTCGCTCAATTGTAACTTCTCAATTGGATTGTCAAGGTTCTGGTAATCCGAGATAGATTGAGAATTAGGCATTAGTGTTCTTATTGTTTCAGTCAAGCCTGTAGATTTCACAGAGATGATCGGATAATAGCCGGTTACAACTATGGCTGCATTAGGACATTTAGTTATTAGTTTATTAAGCAAATCTCGCATAAGTGGTTTGATTTCTTTGGTTTTTTGGCGGAGATCTGCCTCGGAGCAGGTACTTATCCAGCCTGCCCCACTGTCCCAAGCTTTTCTTCCTAGATCAGGGGTCATATAATAGAGCGTGGATTCCGAGGGTTCAACAAGGTGATCTAGCTTAATGATATTGTAAACCGAAACATCATTTATTCCACCGGATACCAGGATAAGATCTACATGTTCCGAATCAGAAATGCTATCTGCTTGCTCCATTAGTGTCGGGCTACCACTTGACAAGTCTGGCGACTGAGCAACTGGGTCATCATTATCCCCAATTGTTGCTCCTGTATGTGCAAGGATCTTTACATCCACAGGTCTTTTTAACTGCTTCGATAACCATTCAGCCACCAAAAAAGAATATTTTTTCTCCTTCTCAAGCCCTGCACCCCAAGCAATTGAATCCCCAATCACGACTAGATGAAATACCTCATTGTTCTCCACAATATCAGGTGTAATTGAGTAATCGGTTTCCTGTGCACAATCCTTTCCACTTGATGTAGTTTGTCCCTCGGCCCCAGTTCCTTGCGCCATTAGGGCGAGCACTAAGCAGGCAAAAACAAATCGATGCATTACAGTGTCCTGGCCAAGTCCCTCAGCCACATCAATAAGATCCACACGATTATTTGTATCTGTTGAATGATTCTCAGGTTCATACGGGGTCCTCATTACCAGCACGTAATTTCATATTCAGAATTCGCATCGATAGGCTTTGTTAAAGCTGGCAATTGGTGTAATGGGAACAATTATTAATTCAAGAGGTTATTTGAACTCATAAGGAGACGATCAGATGAATGAGATTGGCGATACCCTTACCAGTGTCGGAAAAGTCAGAGCGAAACAATCTACTGAGGTTCTTGGTCCCTGTCTTGTGAGCATTGGATCGCCTTTAGTCACTCACATTAAGTTCGAAGCAAGTCAAAACATGATATCGAATTATAAAAGCAAATACGTTCTCTACAGGATGTATATATTCAACGGTAAAAAGGCGATAGGTCATATTGGGATATGCCAGCACCCCCAACCCTATATGTTTAGGCCGGAGATTGAATTAAGGGATTATTTAGAGCCGCTTTGGAAAGGTAAACTCGGAAGTGCGGATTCATTTACGCGCGAAATATACGGTGGGGCCGGAGCGGTCACAATTGGAACCGGTTGGGGCCTTAATGGGCAACGAGCTAGTTTTATGCACAAAATCAACGATGTCACGACGTTGAATGGTTATCTTCAATGGCTATCTGAGGAAGAAGCCATGAAGCTAATTTACTCCATCCATGTGGAGCTAAGAGAGAAGCCGGCACCGAAACAAGAGGCCTCCTCGACTGGAATAGATCTCGTTCAAAAGCTGAAGCAATTAAAAGATGCACGTGACGCAGGTCTAATTAGTGAAGATGAATACCAGGAGAAGAGAAAGACGATCCTCTCAAAGATGTAAGAAGAACTGTGCATTCTAGGATCCTGGAGCCTCACCTTCGTCAGTCTCCTGGATCGGTTTGAGAATGTCTTCTTTCAACGGTCTGTACTACTTTACAAGGAAGTATTTCTTCCGGTTCGCCCCAAGCGGAACAAACGAGATGAAGTCGATCTCCATAACGTGCAATGGCTTATAAGTACGAAGATTAATGAGCCTACAAAAATGTGAAAGTAATTGGGGTCCTAAAGTGAAAGCTAAATCATTATATGGTACAACAGTCCCTAATGAAAATATTCTGTTGTTTCAAGGTAGGATAGAATTACATCAAAATGATAATA